AGGCCACCTAAGCCCAACGGATCTAGTCCGATCTTATTTAGCTTGCCACTGTCATAAACTTTCTTGGCAATTGCAGCGAGTTGGTCGATGTCATCACCGATGCGGTCAACTACTGTGAGAGAACCCTCAGATTTGAAGTCCTCATATTTGGGGACATTCTCTTTACGACGTTCTAAAGCGATCTTATTTGCCCATGCATGGTTCCATAGCCACCAGATGCGCGGATCTTCTTTTAATCGCCCCAGTGCAGCGAACCCGAGCAAATCGTCCAATCCACCACCATCGATCCCGAGCGTGATGACATCAGATAGTTCAATGAGCTGATCAATTTGAATATCTTTTGATTGAGCATTCCAATACTCAGCACCTGCCCAACGATTAGCACGAAGGTTCATGCCGATTTCGATGTTTAAGTGCTTGGCCAAGAAGTCTCGAAGTGACTCCTCACCAGCATCTTTAACCTTTTTAAACTCTGAAATTAGATATTCAAGATCAACCGATGCACCCAAGTTTGGGTTTGTGATGTAGAAGTTTTCAGGCTTTAAGTGTTCGCCTGCTTCAACTAAGTACTTTGGGAATTCGTAGATAAGAGGCAAAAAGCTTTTATCTTCTTTTATTCCATCACGCACATCACGGGCATAGTCTAGAAGTTGTTTAAATACACCACATGGCACTTCATCCGACATGGTAGACAGATAAATCACGCAACCTTCTGGACGTGATGCTAAACCACCCTTTGCTTCACGGAACATTGATTCAGCGTTGGCACGTTTACCGAATAACCAGACCTCATCGATCAAAATAATAGAAGCTTTCTTACCTGCTGCTGCATTGGATTCTGCTGCAATAACTTTAAGTGTTGCTCCGGTACCTAGATGCGTAACTGTTTTTGTGTGCTCAGATACATTAAATCTTTCACTTAATTCTTCATCTGCGCGAATGAAATCTCGGATTGGATTAAATGAGTTATCAGCAACTTCTTTAGTAGGCGCAAGAATAATTAGTTCGGCAGATTGTCGATCATTAAGAATTAATGCAGTAAGCATAATGCCGGCGGCAATCGTAGATTTAGTATTCTTCTTCGAAATCAAAAGAAAGAATTCACGAATTAATCTGCGCTTTGTGCTTGGATCATATGCGCCAAAGATTGCACGAACAAACTCGATCACCCATTCCAATGTGACATCGCCCATCTTAGGGCTACCCATCACATCAACAAGAATTAACTCTTTAAAGATACGCTCCGCTACGTCAGCCACTTTGGGGAATAATGGCTTACACGGCATTAACGATTGTTTAGAAACAATACGGGTCGCCCAGTCTGGGCAAGCTGTAGTCCAGGTGAGTGACATTGAAGACATAATTTAGCTCATCAATTGATTATCTAAAGTTGCAAACTTTCCTGATTTACTACCTTCTCTTGCAGTTTCTGCTTTGGTTTCTTTCTTGCCCTTTTCGGCCACTTTGCCGTGAACGTATGGAAGGGCTGCCTGAGCTGCTCGTACACGTAGCGCCATGTCTTCGACTGGATCACTATAAACAGACTCTAAAAAAGCTAGCGGGTCTGATAGATTCTTGGCTGCTTGAATAGTTGTATTCGTTGTTAATGGTTTAACGTCATGTTTAACAACTTGTTCGGGAGTAGCTTTCTCAAGTCTTTCAAGATAAGCAATAACATCGGGATCTTTTGCTAAACGGGCACCTGCCGCGGATGCAGTCTTTTCAGGGCATCCAGCCAAAATGGCAGCTTCTTTATTATCTTTGCCGTTTCGTTTTGCGAGGGCAAATGCCTTCTTTTTTTCTGTTAAAGCCATATACCCTCCTTTAACATATTTTTGAAATGGGAAATTTTTTTATAAGTGAGAGGGCGGGCGGTGTCCGTAATTTTTTGATTTTTAAGAAACACCTTCCCCCCATGGTATCTTGCAGAAAAATTTAATTTTCTAGATATTTCTCTACAAGTTCATCAATCTTCTGAGCGCGGTAACTCAAAGCTTCTTTGGCTTCTTGTGGGATACGTGGATCAAACTGCATGCCACGCATAAAGTTAGCAACTGATTCAAGCTGCTCTAGTAGTTCTTCATTGTTCATTGTCTACTCTCCTTCAACGTCTTCTCTCTATGACAAGGCACACACAAGCTCTGTAGATTTGATTCATCATCATTGCCACCTTGTGCAATATTAACGATGTGATCTAACTCAAGCTCCATAGTGACTACACCACAACGTTGGCATGTGTACTTATCTCTTAGGTGTATCTTTTCTTTAAGCCTACGCCAAGGACGACCACCACGACCTGAACCCCAATTGTTCTTACTTGAGGCACGTTGTACTTGCAATCTCGGCTTCAGAGTTTGTAGTTTCATTTATAAACTCAACTTTCACATCACCACGCAATAGCATTGTCTTTACTTCGTCTTTACGCCTATCTATTTGATAAGGATATCGATAGATACATGCAAGCCCTTGCTCTTCGTTAGCCCAAACCACTCGCTTAACTTCATTGCCGTTGACTAATACTTTCCGTCTACCTTTCCCATCATTCGCACTATGGAACATATGACACCTCACTCAATCCAACGTCTTATTGCTATACGCCACAACAGACTCTTGTTCACTAAGCTGCATTAGCAACTCATTGTTCTGTTCCAGTGCTGCCAGTATCACCTGATCCTTGTTCGCTACCTGCTGGATCAGTGTTGTGTTCTGCTCCACTATCTGTGACAACAGTTGAAGTATTTCTTTGTTTCCGCAACTGCAATCTTTCTTTGAATAGTTGGTATTGTTGTTTGATCCAGTCACGACGTTCCTCACATCCTTTACAGGCCATATTCGCCTCTAACCAATAACTCTTGCCAATTCGATTTTTTCTTTGCCAACTTTGGCTAAATATTTTCTTAACTTTGACAACGCTTGCTTTTCAGTCTTAGCAAATACAGTAAAAAGCGGCTTTGTTGTTCCCAATTCAACCCAATGATATTGATTCATAACTATTCCAACACATACTTAAGATCACCAGGTGTTTCCAAATAACACCCGTTTTTATTGCAGAAGGCGTGAATGTCGTTTAGGTATTCAGTGAATTGAGCTGTACTTGCGTCTGTAGTGCTCATTAACTCACAAAGGCCATTTGCCACATCTTGGTAGAGTGGATGTTTAGAATCCTTCAGCTCTCTAACAGCCTTGAATGTTTTCTTATATTGGCCAACGTCATCACGGTCATAGATTTTTGCTAAGAAGTTCTTCTTGAAGAACAGATGCTCATAGTCTTTATCTGTACCTTGACGTTTAGCCCATTGATTAAGCCACATCCAGTACAAGCGGTTTTGAGCCTTTGTCCGGTCTTTCTCTTGTGGTGCAATCAATACGACTAAAGGCTTCCCTTCACTCGCTGCCTTTGCATGATTAGTATTGAGATAGCCAATTACATAGTCGATGTCAGAATGGTTTTTGATGACGAATCGTGGTTCCATTTTGACCTCGCAATAAAAAACCACCCGAGGGTGGCTTAAAAAACTAATTTCAATGAAGGCAACTGGTCTATGAACTCTAATGCTTCTTCAAGGCTTTCTGCATACCCAACATCAAGCTGTGGCTCACATTCAGGATCTGCATCCAAGAGTTTGTTTTCGGTGTCAGTATCGATGTCAATAAAGTAAGCACCACCACCGCCATAACAATCAGACATGTATTCCCAATGAACTTCAGCTGGAATTCCTTTCTTCTTGAGTTCTGATCTAATTTTTCTACTACTCATGGAATCACCTTTATATTCTTCATAAGCCAATTAGAAGCTGCCGGATATTTCCAAGCGCCTAGTTCTTCGTACCAACACATTAGATTACCGTTTTCGATTTTGAAGAATCTTGTTTGACCACCCAATGCAGTAAAGAAGTGGGTTGCATCTTCTGGTTTATTTTCCATCAAAACACCTCACCATCTTTAAGATTAAGCATCCGCTCTGTTTTTTCTAACATTGCATCAAACCAGATAACCGCTTGTTCTCTTGTCATTGTTAGGAGCTGGTCGTATTCGATATGGTGTTGCCTGCAAAGCGGGATTGTCTTTGAATCACAAGCTTTCAAACCCATGCCCTTGTTATGTGCACCTTGATTGCTGTGAGCCGCATCTACTGGCGTTCTACCACACATAACACATGGCAACTTCCTTATTGCAGCTAGTCGCTTTGCATCACGCATGTAGATTGCTTCTAATGTTCTTCACTTGTTCTTTGTGTCGCTTAATCTTAGCGTCAACTTCAACCATTTCTTTGGCAGTCATCAAACCACGTGAAAGATTTTGAAGCTTTTCTATTTCTGCACATATTGCGACTAAATTCTTCTTCGCTTCGATTGTGTCCATGTTCACCCCAAGAAATGCCAGAATATCCAAATTGTTGCAGCACAGAATGCAAGCCAAATGCCGACCTTAAAACCCTTAATAAACTGAGGTTCTTCAAAACCTTCCATGAATTCTTCATGCAGTTCATTGTGAGCAGTGTTCCACTCATAAATGTCTTGCTTCTCTTTAGGAGTCATATAGATCTGAGCTTGCTTTTTTGTATGTGCCCTTGCAATCAATCGCTTTGCTTTCTTCTGCTTCCGATTCATAAACACCTCAATCCATTTGACTTAGACGAAGTGAGCTACTCCATAGCTTTGATATCCACTTTGGCAAGAGGCTATATCAATGCAGCACACTTCTCTAAATTAAATGGCACGCCATGCAGGACTCGAACCCGCATCAAT